GTTTCTGTTTGACCGCTCTCAGCATGATCTCGGCAGCACAGGCATAGCTCTTGCCACTTCCCACCGGCCCCATCAACCCGCGCACAAATTTATCCGAATTAAGAAACTTCCAGATGGTGGGGGCTGTGGAGAAATCGAGGTTGAGGTCAGCCGTGTCACTCATAAGCTGCCGCCGGTAGCGAATAAATCATTTTGCGTTAGCCTTAGATTCCAATGCACCGGAGTTTGGATTGCGTCAATTTTTCGAGCCATTCGTTCCGGGCAAACTTGCATCTGCGCGTAATTGATAGCCACGTTCACGCTATCGGCGCTCGCAAAAGGCCAATGCTCGCCCTTGGTGTCTAAGCCACGCAACATATGCACCCAAGGTATCGGCCCATTTTTAGCAAGGACGTTAAAAACCAAATCCATACGCCGACACCAATTTTCACTTAACACTTGCCAGTATTGACCACTGGACCCAAAACAAACCTTTCCCCACCCGCCTTCAGTTAAACTCAACAAATGCTCGACTGGTTCATCAACGTGCCACACGACACCCGCTAGGTCTTTGCGATGTGGCCATTGTTTTATTAGCCCTAAGTTTTGCTCAACACTGCCGCCAATCACATCCGGGACCACAGCCCAATGCGGATGACCTAGACGGGGTTCGAGCCACTGATAATAACCGTCCCAATCAGTATGTTTTTGCTTTGTGTAAAATGAGAAAGCGCCATTGTCGTGCATAACCGATTGCGCATGTGTCAATGACCAATCATCGTCTCGATGATCGGCAAAACTGACGCACATATGCTTTCCGGCCATCTTTTGCCTCTCAAGTTTCGGCGTAAATGGCGTTCCGTGATAGTGGATCATGGCGAAAGCCGCTGAAAGCATCGAGCGCGATACCGCATAAAGGCTATCACGGGCAGTGCGATGATTGCCGCCCATAGCTTCCCAACAACTTGCCCCTCTATAAACGCCACTGAACCAAACGCAATGAAAAGAAATAAAGCGCTATCAGCAATTGCCCCCACAAGCGAGCTTGCCAAAACAGCCAAATACAGTTTGTTTTTTTGAAGAGGGTGATAGATGCCCGTATCTAGCAGTTCCGACACGACAAACGCGACAACTGACGCCAAGACCAAATATGGATCAGCCACCATCCAACTCAGAATGGCCCCCAAGGCAATTGCGCCGAATGCCCACAACAAACCACCTGTTCGATGCACGAGATCGCGCAGGACCAAGGCAACTCCTATAGCCAGCACACCACTCGGCGCATCAAGTCCGGGTGCAACTGGGATTAAGCACGGACCATCAGGAACACAGGTTGTGCCAACATTGCTGATCAAGTAGTTGGCCAAGGGCATACAAGCAGCAAAACCCGCTGTGTATAGAATTAGCTTAACCATCTTTTTCACTCCTTCCCCTCGCCAACTTCCTCATAGGTGGTGGTCACATCCGGCCCAACCATCTTGATGCCGACAACGGACGGGGCATCCGGTCCTTTTTCCGGCGCTTCCAGCAACCCCGCCGACTTGGCAAGGACACGCAGAACGGAAACCTTATCGTGCATCTCAAGCTCCAGCGTCGGCTCACCGCCGCGTGACTTGGTGACGCGGATACGCTTAATGGCACAGGCCACCTCGTCGGGGATATCCGCCGATGCCTTGACCTTGACGTTTCCCTCCGCATCCCAGGTGAGGACATCGGTGAGATTGGCACCGGCAATATTGAGGAGGTATTGCGCCACGGCGTTTTTGTTGTGAGCGACCACATCGTTGCGGCCACGGAGGCGTTGTTCCAGCCGCTTAACGCCGCCAAAGCGCCCTGTCGGACTATGTGTCCCGGCCATCGGCCAACTCCTCCATCCAGATTTCCGCCATCGTTTTGATGATGCCGTCCGGTCCCTCGAATGCTTGCGGTGGAGGGCGTCCCAGCATCTTGTAGACGGAGGCGTGGTTTCTTCTGGGAGCTTGCTGGCGGAGCCACAGCCAATGCTCGACGGCGATTTCCTCCGCTTCTTTCACCAACTTTGTCATGCCCGAATTTCCGTAATCTTGATGCCGTATTCGGCTTCGGTGAGTTTTTTCTTGAGGCGGTAGATTGCTGTTCGCACCCCTTTGACATCCTCGATCACCGCCTCGCCGTTCTCGGTGTAGCGGAAATCGGCGTAATAGCTGCATATGGGCCGGTTGTTCAGCGTGATCGGGAATTTCGGCTGCATTTCGAGATCCGATATTTCCCCCTGACGCTGGCGTTCGCGCAGCAGCACATACCTGTTGGCCTCTGCCTTGGAAGCAAACTTGATGCCGTCAACAACGGTACGAATATTTCCGTATTTCGATCTAGGCATTGCCCTCAACGCCCGCGCTAGCGTTCGATAGTTGATGAAAATTCTGCTGGTTTCCACGTTGCTCGACGTAGAGCATCCCGGCGTCGATGGAAGGCGCTGGGCCGTCATAGGGCTTGAGAAAACTGGCCAGGGTATCGCCACCGATGCCGGAAAAAGGTTTAACCACGAGTTGGCGCACCCCGCGTTTGCGATCAAACCTTGACGCCATCGTGAGCCGCTCATCACGCACCAGACTATGGGCTTCTTCAATCGTCATATTGGCGAGACGCTTCCAAATGATACGCGCTTTCCTGTCTCGTTTCGGAACGATGGGACATTCTGCGATAGCGATCCAGGAACTTGGTTTCCTTGCCCGAGAACTCATTGATCTTCCTTTCCAGCGCTTCCAGGGCGAGAACCCGGCGGCGGCACTTTTTCTCAATTTCCGTTTTCAACTCCTTCCAAGTCGGCCACCACTGACTGAGTTCCGGGGCTTCGCGCAGCGTCTCAACCACGGCGTCACGGGGGTAGGACTTCAGTTTCTCGCTATAGGCTTCCAGGGTAATATCCAGTTCAGGTGCGCTCTGAGACTTGTGGCTCGTCAAAGCCCACAGGCGGTTTAACTCCATCAACACTTCACGATCCGGTGCCGGGGCCATCGACCTCGACAACTTCGCGTGGGTCTCCGTAACGGCTTCCAAAGTCGGATCGCCTTCGATCTTGTAATGACTAATCCGGTACGTCCCAGATGTTGCTGGATAAACCGCGTCGAGCCAAAAACCGTTCCGAGGCTTCGACAATACCGTCGCCGCGTGATGATCTGCCGCGAGGGCGTTGGTTTGTGGTTCGCTTCTGGCCAGGGCTGTCGTATTCGTCATCCCATCTCTCCTGATTGAGCCATGTCGATGGATGGCAGATAAAATTCGGGTCCGGGTCGTAACGTGACAACCCGTCCATAATTTTTTCGTGGGAGGTTTTTTTAGCGGCTTTCAAGTAAGATTTTCTGGCAGCACCCTTGCCGACCTTCAGAGGGTATTTTTGCCAAAATTCATCAAAGGATTTTTCGTCGTTTTGATGCTGTTCCCTATAAGATAAAGAAAGTGACGGTTCTATTGACGGTTCATACCGCGCTAGCGCGGGTATAGTTTGTGCAACTCCGCTAGGTTTAGATTTTATAATACCGCGCTGGCGCGGGGTTATGATTTTGTACTTTGTTCCCGGTTTTCCCTTCTCACTCGGCACCGTTCCGACGCGGGAAATTTCACCCATTTCAATCAACCGGGAGATGTTTTTACTGACGTTTGAAACATGAACATTTGCATACTTTGCGAGGCGCGAAAGACTTGGCCACGCCACGCCGTTTTCATCCGCATGATCGGCTAATGCCAGCAAAATAAGACGCGCCGTTCCTTTAGCCTTGGAATGCTCCCAAACATCCCTGTAAGCCTCCAGACTCACGCCGAGGCCCTTCCCATCAGACGCACAAAGCTATCAAGACGCTGCCTGTTGGATGCCCCACGCTCCTCCAACCCAACCTCGATGAACTCAATCACCAGCCGGGTCATACTGGTTCCCTCTAGCGCTCCCTGCGCCTTCAATCGCGTATGCAAGTCAGACGGCACCATGAAAGTCGTTAGAATTTTATCGGTATCTTCTTCGCTCATCGCCATTCCCCTGGTTCCGCTCGTTCACCCGTACAACACGGTTCAACCACTTGGTCGCAGATGTTGCACTGAAAATGCCCATGTACATCCACAGGCTCACATTCCTGATGACAGAATGGGCAAAACTGTATTAACCGGCGACTTATCTGTTCAGACATCGGGCAACCCAAACGGATCATCATTAAAAGCCGTACCGCCGCCCTTGTTCTGCTTGTCAAACGGAGGCGCCATCATTAACCGCACCTCAAACTCGCCCTTGTCATTCATCTGCCCAATAGGAAGCGCATCCAAGACCAAACTAAAGCCGTCCTTGCCCTTCCACGGGAAAGCCACGCCAATGCGATTGCCGTAACTCTTGCCGTCGCTACCCTTCCGCATCACCTTCAACTCATACCTGTCAGCCATCCACTCGCTCCTTCAACAGTTGTGAAATCTCAAATCCAATCGCCGCGTATCCAGCGATATCAACCCAGCTATCCGCATGTGTCGGGTCTTCCAGCAATCGAGCAACCTTCAACTCAACGCAGCACAGCACCGCTCTCAATGCCCCCACATCGACCTCAAGCACCACCTCCCACAGCCTAGATAGACGACGGAAGTTTTCATCAGGCGAGCCATAGGACGCCCTACGCTCCTTCACAGCGGCATCAGCTAGAGCGAGGCATTCATGGGCTAGGGTCATTCAGAAAACCTCGAAATATTTTTGTGGTTTACCCCACTACGCAGGACGGGGGCCGGGGGGCGGCAGGTCGCTTTTCCAAACCGCGTTAATTCATTTTTTTTCCTGGCGGCGCCGCAATCAATCGCGTGGTTTCGCGTCGTCCATATCGTGGTGCTTGGTTTAGACGTTGGACACACGGCCTTCACCGGCTCAGGAAACCGAGATGGACCGGCGGGTTGCGGCGGTGTTGTCGGCACTCCATGAGGTGCGCGGTGGCCTTGCTCTTGATGCTATCGGCGCTCTCGATTGACAGCGCCTTTCGCGCTGCTGTGAACGCTGCCTCATTTACGAGCCTGAGCTGGCCGGTCAATCCCTGGCATTCTTTGCAATACCATTGCGCAACCCTCTCCACCTCCGCTAGCTCAATCGCCTCCGCCCCACTTCGCTGGTTACCCTGGACGCTCTCCACCGCTTCCGCTTCCGCCTGCTTTGGTAATGTCCGCTCATCGATCGGCGGCGGATCTTCTTTGGTCATGGCGTCATGCAAGTCATCCACAGTTAGCCTGCGGTCATAGACCACCCTGTGAACCGTTCCCATCACGTGCCGCCATTTCTCGTGCGATCTATGCCTACTCACCACCTCGACAAACTTCCCGCGCCTTAACTTATCCAACGCCCGCGATATCGTGCGCTCGCTTATGGGCTCTTTGAGCTTGTTCAAATCAGTAAACATGGTGCGGATGTTTGGCCATGCGAACCCTTGATTATTTGCGTAGCTACACAACACGCAAAGCACCCGGAACTCTTTGTCCGTAAGCCGCTTGTCCGTCACCGCCGAGCTTGGCACACGGGCAAAGAATGACGGCGGTCCACCATTTTTTTTTCCGAATTTTGGCTTTTCGTCCATAGGCTTACGCGATTTGATATCTATTAATG